GTTTATATTTATCTTGTTACGTATTCTGGCACCTTCTGCTCTTTTTTCTCTTGCTTCTATGGAATACCCGACCTTTTCATAGGTTTTCCATTTTTTTCTATAATCAGGATTTTCTTTTCTCCATTTTTCCCAATATTCTTTTTTCTTTTTTGATAGTATAGGCATTTTCATACCTTTGAATACTGGAGATTGCCCTTTTCTGAAACATCCAGAATTTATTACACCACCTTCTCCGCCATCGGATTTATTTCTAAGAACACCCGTATTATCACAAATTTTTCCATACCAACGAATATAAAATCTTTCTAAAGCAAGAGAACCTACTTCCGTAAGGTTGGATTCCATTATTATGATACGAGTTTTATCTTTGGGAGGCTTCGCATTACAAGCATTATGGTTATGCCAAGCTCGGCGACCTTTTCCTTTACCAATATAGTAAGGTGAACCATCTTCTCGTAAATAGGCGTATATATAATAGGACATGCTGATGCTCCGTAAAAGCGTTAGAGTAGGTGGGAGTTGGCGCTCCGCGACCTACATCTATTTAGGCTTTCCTATCATCTATCCGTCATTTTCTTCCATTCAATAAAGGCACGGAGAGCATATACTCTACTGTTTAGTTCCTTTATAATGGAGGTACAAAACTCTACCACTTCTTCGTGAACTACTTTTTTAAGAACCATATTATTTAGGTCTTCGTCCGCGTCCATGTAGATTGGTATATTTTGCTTTATGATTTGACGACCATTAGGTTGCCATCCACGCTCTTTCAGTTCTTCCATATCAAGTTCACCTTGATAATATTGGAACTTAATGAGACGCATTTTATTATAGTCATTGGTAAACTTCTTAACCAACATTCTATGGTGAGATAGAATATGTAAGTATTTACCATGAAGAGATGAGATACGAATTAGTTCTAGGCCTGGTTCAGTGGAGTCAATAGCACAATCTTTATGCCATTCCTCCATTAGGTCATCAAGTTTAACTGGTGGTCGCAAAGCAAACTCCATTCATTATCAAATCATCATTATACAGGAAAATTATACGGAAGTCAACCGTTCTATTTCAAAGAGGTCATAACGGAAAGTAAAGTCAGCGGTGGGAATAATATCTGCGTCTACCTTGGTATCAAAAGATATTAATCCAATGGAGGTAGGATGACAGTTATGGAACTTTACCCGAATATTAGGATTGTTGGCATTGGTATTTACGGTAAGATATCCGTCAAAATAAAGTGGTGCTTTAGGATCTCTTGCTTTGATATATTGTGAATAGGATTCAGGTCTGGTCAAACCAACTAACCATTTATATGTTTCTTCCCATACACGAAGGTCTTCGTCAATAATAGCGGTAATGGTAAAAGCCTCATATACCAATTTATCACCTGCACGATAGGTTGCAGAAAATGGTGTTGGTACCATAACCTCTGTGGTAGATACAGAAGGGAGATTTACCGTTTGACAGAAATATTTTAAAAATGGAAGATCAGGAATAACAAAGGTAAACTTTGTTGACTGTAGAATACTGGTATTCTGTGGTGTATTAGCAGTATATGGTTCTGTAGTCATTAATGCCTCCGTCTGGTATTTAGGCATTCACTTTTGACGGCCAACATTACGAAAGTTTAATGTTCCGTTAATGTTTGGTTCATTGAAAAAAGTTTTTTGATGACTATATACTATTAGGTTAGATTACGAACGACCAAGGAGGTTATTATGGGTATCATTTACTGTTACACAAACAAGGTTACTGGAAAGAAATATATCGGACAAACCATACATCCAGAACAAAGGAAACGCAACCACTTGCACGAAGCAATGGAAAGAGATTCTAATTATTATTTCCATCGTTCTATCAGGAAACACGGATGGAATAACTTTGACTATGAGGTTCTGGAAGAAAATGTTGAGAACCTAAATGAAAGAGAAAACCATTATATTAATATGTATAATACATTATGGCCCAGTGGATACAACCAATGTCCTGCCGCAGCATTAGATAAGACCGCTATTGAGAAGATGAAAGATACTAAAAGAAAACAGTTTTTCTCCATGTCAGAAGAAGAACGCAGAGCAAGAGTAGAGTGTATGGTACAATCCAATATTGGATCTAAACGAACAGAAGAAACAAAAAAGAAAATGAGTGATTCGGCAAAAAAGTATCTTGCTGAAAATCCAAGAGTCAGAAGCGAAGAAACTAAAAAGAAAACAAGCGAAACTATGAAAAGAATAAGAGCAGAAAAGTTTTGGTCAACCAACAAAAATGCCGGGGAGTAAATCCCCGGCAGTTTGTCTTATACACTTATAAGTTGTGTATAAGTATTTGATAAATCAAGTGAGGTTCCGCACTCTGAAAATACGGTAATAGATGTTAGCCTGACCTGATGTGTTACGATCACCAACAACGCCGTCGCCAGCAGATGTTGCGAATGGGTTAGCAACCATGCCATAACGGGTTTTGAAACCAATCTTTGGCTGGAATGTATCCTGACCGATTGCACGAACCATCTGTAGTGGAACGTATGGGCAGTAGAATAGACCAGCGTCGAATGGTGACTGACCACGGAAGCCAACTGTAACAAGCTCGTCGCCAACTGCTGAACCACCGAAGTAAGGATCAATATAAACCTTAATGCGGTTGTGGAGCATACCAACGAAGGTGTTGCCTGTATCGTCAACTGTTAGGTCGGCAGATAGAGCAGGTGTATAGGAAAGAACACCAGCCATAGCCATAGCGGATGCAACGTCAGAAGAAACGATGATGACGTTGCCTTTGCCGCGACGGGTTGCCTTCGCAATAGCGTTAGCTTCACGTTCGATCTGGAAGATAAGACCTTTGAACTTCTCAACTGACCAACGGCCGTTTGAGTCTGTGTCAAGATCGAATGTACCAGCAGTTGTAACACCATACTGAGCGCCAGCTGATGCTGAACGGTAGATGGTGCGGATAACTTCACGGTTGATTTCTGCTAGAATCTCTGTTGAGAGAATGTTAGCAAGTTCTGTCTCAGCATCAAGGCCGTGAATGGCTTTAAGATCCTGAGCAAGTTCTGTGGTGTATTCTGCTTTTAGAGCGCGTGAGCGAGCTGTAACAGTAACCTTATCAATTGAGAAGGCCATTTCAGCAAAAGCATTGCCTGATGTACCGTCGCCAAGAGCTTCGGCCTGTGCTGTTGTCATGCCTTTACCAACACCATATGTTGCTGAATCGCCAAGAGCGAATACAGGATCGGTGTTTGATGTGTTGCCAGAAGATGTACCAGCAAGACCGCCGCCGGCGTTCTGTGAAGAGAAGTTTGAGTTAGCTTCAAAGAACAATGCTTCGTTTGTTGTACCTTGACCCTGGCCACCCATTGCTGAGTAACGAGCGCGCATAGCGAAGATGAGGCCGGTAGGACCGGTCATTGGCTGAACGCCACAAACGTCATATGCGATTAGGTTAGGAAGCGCACGACGAACAAGTGAAATCAAGATTGGATCGTATGAACCAACTGATGTACCTGAACCGAGACCGCCACCTGAGTTTGTAGGTGCAGCTTCGTTAAGTGTGCGGCCTTCCTCGGCCATTGCTTTTTCTTGGTTCTCAAGAACTACGGCTGTAACCGCACGGCGGTATGGATCCTTAATTGCGTTGAGACCATCGTGGTCAAGAACTGGTGACCACTTCTGTTCTAGTTGTTCTGTTAAATACATTTTAGTTTCCTTCTTTCTATGTTTAGTTTAGTTATAATAACTAATTAAATTACTTTGGGAGGCTTCTACCAAGTGCCTTTACGTAGTTTGCCATAGGACCCTCAAGATTGCTTTCGTTAATCATTGATGGATCTGCGGACTCTACGCGGTCAAGAACTGCATCAGACTTAACTGATGTTGGGAAATAGTTCTCCCGTAGTGTTGAAATCTTTTCGATAAACTGGTCATCGTTAGTATAAGCAACATTCTCAACGAGACCTTTAAGTTTCTCGGCCTGAGTAGTTGTTAGACCTTCACAAACATAACCTATTAACTCTGATTTACGAGATTCAGCAATCATGCCTGTTAGAGCAACATTGCGTTCAATCTCTTCATTGAGTTTTGCTTCAAGTTCTTCAACGGTGTGTGAAAGTTCTTCTACAACGGCAACTTCCTCTTCAGGAATGTCGATGTAGTGTTCGGCGAATAGTGAACGGAGACCGCCGATGAAATCTTCGGTAAGTTCGCTACGGAGAGCGGACTCAACGGCAACTTCATTTTCTTCGATCCATTGTTCAACTACGTAATTGAGATAGTTATCAACGTCAGATGAAAGTTGTTCCATAATCTCTGCAACTCTTTCTTCCAATGTCTCTGCATAAGCCTGCTCAAGTAGGGCAACTTCTTCTTCAAGTTTCGCTTTTACAGCAGCTTCAAAAATTGTGGTTGCCTTAGCATGAAAATCTTCTGAAAGGTTTTCACCTTCGAGTAGAGCATTAACATGTTCGGACATGTCAACTGGATAATACTCGACTGGTGATTCCTCTAATTCTTCGTCAAGAACTTCTTCTGAAAACTCAAAGTTCTCTTCAATAGCAGCAAGGATCTCTTCTTCATCAAGACCTGCCTCGATTGCTTCGTTAATGAAATCTTCTAGTTCCTCGGAAAGTTCTAGTTCTTCTTCCTCAAGGTTCTCTTCTTCCATTGAACAAGCAGATGCGGCCATTTTTGACTTCTTAGCTGCTTCTTTGATTGTAGCAACACGCTCGGCAATTGCTGATGTTTCAGCAACTACTGGACGGTCATCTTCCATCTCTTCTGGAAGACCAGCAGGAGCAGATGAACCGGACTGTGGTTGTGCTTTTAGTGATTTCTTACCTTCACCCTTAACGGAAGAAGTTGATGACTTTGATGTGTCTTTGCCTGTTTTACCAGCAGATTTAGCACCAAGGTTATCAGATGCAAGTGAAGTTGGTGTAGCACCACCTAAATCGTCGTAACCTAATGTAGCAGGAGCTGCATTTGGATTAGCAAAACGACTTTCTGGTGATTTTGTACCAGGATGCAATGTCTTAGCATTAACTGTATTTACTGTTGAAGGGTCAACTGGGTTAGGATTTGAAATCTTACCAGGTGATACTTCTGGATAAGCACCTTCAGTTAGTTGCTTACCTTCTAGCACAGCTTTCGCTGCTTCGTGTAGTGATTTACCCATGTTTAGGATACTCCTTTATTATTCCTAATGTTATTTAGTATTTTACAATTTTGAAATATAATTTTCAAAAATCTTTAAGGCTACTGATTCAATATCGTGGCGTGAAGATTCTTTAATGAGTTTAACTGCACGGT